GCGCCGGGCGCGCGCCCCGCCCCCGCCGCCACGACCCCGGGGACCCCGGCCCACAGGGCGGGCGAGACCCGCGCGTCGGTCCCGAGCGACCCCACCACCCGCAGGAGCGCGCCGATGAGCGGCCCCAGGGTCAGCGCCCCCAGGGCCGCGCCCGCCGTCGTCCCCGCGATCACCGGGGGCAGCACGGTCCACAGGAGCTGGGCGCTCAACTGCCGGCGGGTGAATCCCAGGGCCCTGCGCACCCCCAGGGAGCGGCGCTCCTCGCGCAGGAGGGTCCCCACGACGAGGACGACCACCATGAGGATCGTCACGGCGCTGAAGGAGCCGACCAGCGCCGCCATGACCGGCACGGCCGACAGGTAGCCGTCCAGGGACAGCAGGACCGCCTCGCGCTGGTCGTGGATGACGAAGGCGTCCTCGCCCAGGGCGGCGCGGATCCGTTCGGACACCCGCGCGCTCTCGCCCGGGGCCCTGGGGGAGACGAGGTTGACCGCGATCGCCGCGGGCTCCGCCTGCGGGTCCACTCGCCGCGCGCCCTCGATGGTGACGTAGGCGAACCGGCCGAGCTGACGCCAGCCCGTGGCCAGGCCCGTGACCAGGAAGCTCACCCGTCGGCCCCCCACGTCCGCGCTCCACGTGTCCCCGACCCCCAGGCCCAGGGAGCGGGCCAGGCCGACGCCCAGGACGACCTCGTCCCCGCCGGCCGGGTACCTGCCCTCGCGCACGGGCGCGGAGCGGAAGTCGGCGTCGGAGTCGACACCCAGGAAGAGGGTCTCCCGGCCGTCGACCTCGGGTGAGACGGTCACGAGGGGGTAGGCGCCCGCCACGCCGTCCCTGTCCCTGCAAGTGCGTCTCGTATCCGCCCCGCCTGCGAACTCCTTCGTCGTCACGGCGATTGAGAAGCAGCTTCAGGAGTACGCCTGGCGCATCAACCTACAGAAGGAGACTCCATGAGCGACCAACTCATGCACTACGGGGTCAAGGGGATGCGCAAGGGCACTCGGAAGAGCCGCGAGGAGCGGAATGCCGAGCGCCGGGCCAAGTACGAGGCCAGGCTCAAGGCTAAGTACGGCGATCACGACATCAAGATGATCGAGGATCACATCAAGAAGCGCAAAGCGCTCGCGGAGAAGGTCAAGAACTTCCGTCTCGCCAACCAGCGCAATCGTCAGCTGACCGCTACCGAGCGCCGAGAGAAGTATTACAACGAACTCGACCGCGGTAAGCTCGGCCAGACCTACTCGACCGATACAACGCTCGCTGAAGCCGCTCGTAGGTACTACAAGAAGGGGTCTAACAGGCGGATGGGCCATTCGGAGCTGATGCACTACGGCGTCAAAGGCATGAAGTGGGGCGTTCGCCGCCGTGCTCGTCGTGACGCCAAGGAATACACCCTGGCCAAGATGTACTACGGCGAGGGGGCCGGCAACCGGCGGAAGCTGATCAAGGCGAAAGTCAAGGCTCACTCGAAGGACTCGTTCTACAAGAGCGAGTTCGACAAGGCTGTCGCCAAGACCGACATGTCCAAGCGGGCTTCTCAGGCTCAGCGGCAGCGCGGTCGGAAGAATGTGCGCAACTCCACCGGCAAGACTGTTCGCGGCGTTGGGAACATCGCCTCAGGGAACGTCAGCCGGGCCGGAGGCGCCCTGGCTCTCGGCTATCTTGGTTATCAGGGGGCAAAGAGAGCAGGGGTCGCTCCCTCCGAGCGAGAGATACTGACCAAAGCCGTCAAGGGGGCTAAGAAGATCAAGAGAGTCGTTCAGCACGACGATGTTCTCGCCCACTACGGCATCAAGGGCATGCGCTGGGGAGTCCGCAAGTCTCGCATCAAGGGTGCGAAGAAGTGGAGCTCCAGCAAGAAGGCCAAAATAGATGGCATGTCCGATGACCAGCTGAGGCGGATCAACAACCGCCTTCGGCTGGAGAAGGAGTACCGTCAGCTGACCCAGACTCGGATAGATCGCTACCGTGCACGGGCTGGTAAGGCGGTCGAAGAGGCTGTAGCTAACACCGCGCAGAGCATGCTCCAGAAGGGGCTGAAGAAGGCTGCTAGCCGCGGCGGAGCCGCCGCTATCAAGGGCGCCAAACGGTTCAAGTAATAGGACTATGACATGACAGACACACTCTTCTTCATCGACGAGGACGAGGTCCTCGCACACCACGGCGTCAAGGGCATGAAGTGGGGCGTTCGCAAGCAGCGGGCGGCTTCCGGAGGCGCTGGCTCATCCAAGAAGCGCAAGGGGCTCTCCCGCAAGCAGAAGGCTGCTATTGCCGGCGTTCTTGGCACGGCTGCTGCCGCGGGCGCGGGGTACTACCTGCACAAGTCGGGCAAGGGTAAGAAGCTCGCCGCTCTGGCTAAGAAGGGTGGAGCCTCTGCCAAGAAGTATGCTGAGGGCAAGGCGGGCAATCTCGGCGCTCAGGCTCGGGCTAAGACTGCACAGGCCAAGGGGGCGGCCGAGAAGCTGAAGACCACCAAGGCTGGCAAGTACGCCGAGGCCGCTCGTCTCGGTGCCAACGCTGCCAAGTTCAAGGCGGCTACTGCGGCTCGCAGCGCCGGCAACAAGGCCAAGAACCAGGCTTGGAAGACCGGCAACAAGGCGCGTAAGGCAGCTCAGGGTGCCCCCGGCGGTTTGAAGTCCGCAGCAGGTTCCGCTGCGCGGTCAGCCAAGTCCGCTGCGTCCAAGCTCTCTAAGAAGACTCCAGGTAAGGAGCTTTCGACTCAGGTCCGCTCCGGCGGCGTCGGTCGGGTGAAGCCCGCTATCGGTAAGGTAAAGGTCATCCGCAACAGGAACCCCCGAGCGACTCTCAGAAACCTTGCTATTGCTGGTGGCGGCGCTAAAATTGCGGGCCTCGCCGCTGGTAAAGCCGGAGCCAAGGCGGCTGAACGGAAGATCGCGAACGGCGGGAAGAGCGGAAGCTCCAGGAAGCGCCGCCGCTGACCATGCTCTCCAATACCGCTACCCCGCGATATTATGCTGAGTTCAGAGACGATGTCCTCGCAGGTCGGATTCCGATCTGCAAGGAGATCGAGATGGAGATGAACAGGATCGATGATCGGATTCGCAATCCCGGTTTTTATTACGATAGCGACGCTGTGGAGGGATTCATCCGCTTCGCGGAAGCGGAGATGACTCTTACCGACGGATCCGATCTTCGACTCCTACCGAGCTTCAAGCTCTGGGCTGAACAGATCTTCGGATGGTGGTTCTTCACCGAGCGATCGGTCTACGTCCCGAACAAGACGGAGGCCGGCGGCCATTTCGAGAAACGCCGGGTGAAGCAGCGCCTCATCAACAAGCAGTACATCATCGTCGCCCGAGGCGGGGCGAAGTCCTTGTACGAAACCCTCCTCCAAGCCTACTTCCTCACGATCGACACGTCGACTACCCACCAGGTGACGACCGCACCGACGATGAAACAGGCCGAGGAGGTCATGCAGCCCTTCCGCACCGCCATCACCAGAGCTAAGGGTCCCCTGTTCGACTTCATGACGCAGGGGTCTCTCCAGAACACGACCGGCAGCCGCGCTCTCAGACAGAAGCTCGTCCCCACCAAGAAGGGGATCGAGAACTTCATGACCAACAGCCTGCTCGAGGTTCGACCTATGTCGATCGACAAGCTCCAGGGCCTCCGCACCAAGATGAACACGGTGGACGAGTGGCTCTCGGGCGACATTCGTGAAGACGTGGTTGGTGCCATCGAACAGGGAGCGTCCAAGGTCGATGACTGGCTCATCCTGGCAGTGTCCTCGGAGGGTACCGTCAGGAACTCGGCCGGCGACAACATGAAGATGGAGCTCCTCAATATTCTTCGAGGAGAGTACTCGGATCCCCACACCTCCATCTTCTACTACAGGCTCGATGACCTCAAGGAGGTCGGGGATCCGTCGACCTGGCTGAAGGCCCAGCCTAACCTCGGGGCCACCGTCTCCTACGAGACATATCAGCGAGACGTCGAACGAGCGGAGCACGTGCCTGCTGCTAGGAACGACATCCTGGCTAAGAGGTTCGGCATCCCTATGGAGGGGTATACGTACTTCTTCACCTACGAGGAGACCCTGCGACATAACCGGCAGGACTTCTGGGGTATGCCTTGCTCCATCGGCGTTGACCTGTCGCAGGGCGATGACTTCACCGCCTTCACGTTCTTGTTCCCCCTCAGTCGAGGCAGGTTCGGCGTCAAGACGCGCTGCTACATTTCCGAGCGCACCATGCTGCGCCTCCCAGGAGCCACTCGTCAGAAGTACGAGGAGTTCCTACAAGAGGGCTCCCTCATGGTGCTCGAGGGTACCGTGCTTGACATGATGAATGTCTACGAGGACCTCGAGGCTTTCATTACCGGTTGCGAGTACGACGTGCGCTGCCTGGGCTTCGACCCTTACAACGCTAAAGAGTTCGTAACACGTTGGGAGAACGAGAACGGACCGTTCGGCATCGAGAAGGTCATCCAGGGAGCTCGGACTGAGTCTGTGCCCCTTGGCGAGATCAAGGACATGGCGGAGGATCGCAAGCTCCTCTTCGACCAGTCCATGATGACCTTCACGATGGGGAACGCCATCACCCTGGAGGACACCAACGGGAACCGCAAGCTCCTGAAGGCCCGACGGGAGAACAAGATCGACTCGGTCGCCGCCCTGATGGACGCCTGGGTCGCTTACAAACTCAACAAGGACATGTTCGACTAGGAGGTGAAGGACATAGGACTGCGAGACAGACTACAGCACGCCTACAACGCCTTCACTGGCAGGGACATCGACCGATCGAACCTCGGTCCGTCCTACAGCGTACGGGCTGACCGGCTCGCGCTCGGATGGACGGCTGACAAGTCGATCATCTCGTCACTGTTCAACATGATCGCCATCGACGTGTCCGCCACGCCGATCCGACATGTCGACACAGCTCAAAATGGAACCTTCATCGGTATTCGGCGTTCGGCCCTGAACGACTGCCTGATGCTGGAGCCCAACATCGATCAGAGCGGCCGGGCCTTCATCCAGGATGCCGTGCTGTCGCTGTTCGACGAGGGTGTCATTGCGATCGTTCCGGTTGAGTCTGACCTGGACCCGAGGAACAATAACAGCTTCGACATCAAGCAACTTCGAGTCGGGCGGATTACCCAGTGGTTCCCCGAGCAGGTCGAGGTGGAGGTCTACAACCAGGCTCGTTCCACCAAGGAGCGGGTGATCCTGCCGAAGCGCACACTCGCCATCATCGAGAATCCTCTCTATGAGGTGATGAACAAGCCGAACTCCACCCTCAAGCGACTGAGCCGCAAGCTCTCCATGCTGGATCTGGCCGACGAGAAGACGTCCACTGGAAAGCTGGACATCATCATCCAGCTTCCTTACGTCATCAAGACCGAGGCCATGCGCCAGCGGGCGGAGAACCGCATCCAGTCCATCGAGGACCAGCTCGGCAAGGGCGGACACGGGATCGCCTACACCGACGGCTCCGAGAAGGTCACCCAACTGAACCGCCCTGCGGAGAACAACCTGCTTGACCAGATCAAGTTCCTCACCGCCGAGCTCATGAGTCGACTGGGTATCTCGGAGGACGTCTTCAAGGGTACTGCGACGGAGATCGTCTGGACGCACTACTGGAACCGGGCTGTGGAGCCTGTACTCTCGGCACTCGCTGATGGGATGAGCAAGACCTTCCTCACGAAGACCGCGCGCACCCAGGGCCAGGCTGTGCAGTACATCCGCGACCCGTTCAAGAACGTTCCTCCGAGTCAGATCGTCACGTCCCTGGACACCATGCTCAGGGACCAGGTCATCACGCCGAACGAGGCTCGTACGAGGATCGGCCTTCCACCGTCCCCGAATGAGCAGGCGGATCAGTTGCAGAACCCGAACATCAACCCGCAGATGGGTGACACCTCCCTGGACGGCGAGGGGGATATTCCGGACTCTAGTGGTCCTGATGTTCAGTCAGTGCTCAACATGCCGATGAGCCAAGTCAGAGGAGAAGGATGAAGTTCGACTTCAGTGGCTGGGCCACTAAGAACGACCTGACCTGCTCCGATGGGCGCACTATCAAGCATAATGCGTTCAAGGAGAATGACGGCCAGCGCGTGCCGCTTGTATGGCAGCATGGGCACAACGCCGTCGACAACGTTCTCGGGCATGCGCTGCTCGAGAATCGGGATGAGGGTGTTTACGCCTACTGCGCTTTCAACGACACTCCTGGGGCGGAGAACGCCAAGGAGCTCGTTAAGCACGGCGACGTCAAGGCTCTCTCGATCTACGCCAACCGCCTCGACCAGCGAGGGGCTGACGTTATTCACGGCAACATCGTCGAGGTTTCCATGGTCCTGTCCGGGGCCAACCCGGGCGCCTTGATCGACAACGTTGCTCTGGAGCACTCGGATGGTTCATGGACCGAGTCCGAGGAGGAGGCCATCATCTACTCGGGCCTCACGCTCTCGCACGATTCCGGAGAAACAACGGAGGACACAGAATCCATGGACGAAGACGAGGTTTACGACGAGGACGACCTCACGGTCGCTGACGTCCTCGAGACCCTCGACGACGACCAGCGTCTGGCTGTTGCGGCCCTCATCGAGGAGATCAGCGGTGACGTTGACGACGACGAGGACTTCGACGAGGACGAGGATCCCGATGAGGACAATGACGACGAAGACTACGATGAGGACGCCGAGCACGGCGACTTCGGGGGTGATACTCTGATGCATTCCAACATCTTCGAGGGCGATGCTCGCCGTAACGTGGGCCCGCACCTCTCTCACGCTGATGAGGCGCAGATCTTTGCCGAGGCCCGCCAGCCTGGCATGACGCTCCGCACCGCCGTCCTGGCTCACGCCGCGGACTACGGTATCAAGAACCCGGAGCTGCTGTTCCCGGACGCCACTAACCTGGACCCGGAGCCCCAGCGCATCATGCGCGAGAACTCTTGGGTTTCCAAGGTTCTCCAGGGCGCCAAGCACACTCCTTTCTCCCGTGTCAAGACCCAGTGGTCCAACCTGACTGCTGACGATCTGCGGGCCAAGGGCTATGTCAAGGCCAGCCGCAAGAAGGACGTCGTCTACGAGGTCGCCAACCGTAAGACCGAGCCGACGACTGTCTACAACAAGACGAAGATCGACCGTGACGATGTCCTTGACATCACCACCTTCAACGTCGTCGCCTGGATGCAGCAGAACCTGCGCTTCGCCCTTGAGGAGGAGCTCGCTCGCGCCGTCCTGATCGGTGACGGTCGTGACGTGGCCAACGCCGACAAGATCAAGGAGACCAACATCCGTCCGATCTGGAAGGATGACGAGCTGTTCTCCCACAAGGTCCTCATTGACAAGGACGCCAAGACTCCCGACATCATCGACGCCGTTCGTCGGTCTCGGAAGTTCTACAAGGGCTCCGGCATGCCGGTCCTGTTCACCACGAACGCGTTCGTCTGCGACATGCTCGAGATCAAGGACGTCAACCAGCGCTACATCTACGAGACCAAGCAGGCCATTGCCAATGCCCTGAACGTCTCGGATGTCATCGAGGTTGAGGTCATGGAGGGCGCCAAGCGCGAAGTCGCCGGCAAGACCCAGAACCTGCTCGGCATCATCGTCAACATGCAGGACTACACCATGGGTGCTGACAAGGGCGGCGAGACCTCCTTCTTCGAGCAGTTCGACATCGACTTCAACCAGCAGAAGTACCTGCTGGAGGCTCGTTGCTCGGGTGCTCTGACGAAGTACAAGTCCGCGATCGTCATCGAGAAGGCTACGGCCTGATCCGGTCAAAATGGCAAGATTCTTCGGAAGCATAGGTTACGGGCACGCCGTCGAGACATCGCCGGGAGTGTTCGAGGACAAGGTCACGGAGAGGGAGTACTACGGGGACGTGAATCGTTCCCAGAAGCAGTACGACAGCGAGCCGAAGGTTCTCCAGAATCTCCGGCTCAACAACGAGATCTCCATCGTGGCCGACTCCTACGCCGAGGAGAACTTCTTCGCCATCAAGTATGTGAGATGGATGGGGGCGCGCTGGGTCGTCACAAACGTGGAGGTCCGCCGCCCCCGTCTCATCCTCAACCTCGGAGAGGTGTACAATGGTCCAACGCCTTGAGTTTCACCAGAAACTCGTCGACGCGCTGGGCTCTAGGAACGTCTACTTCCAACCCCCGGAGTCCGTCCAGCTCACCTACCCGTGTATCGTGTACGAACGGAGTCGAGCCGACTCGAAGTTCGGGGACAACACCAACTGGATGTACACACCGCGTTATTCGGTCACCCTCATCAGCAGGAACCCTGACGAACCGGTGCTAGACGTCCTGGCAGACATGCCCATGTCCACCTTCGAGAGGCACTTCGTCTCGCACAACCTTCATCACGACGTGTTCAACATCTACCAAGGAGTATAGATGGCAGTCCTTACATGGGACGAGACGGGCAAGAAGTTCTATGAGACTGGTGTGGACCGTGGGGTCCTCTTCCCCGTCGATCCCGCTACTGGCGCCTACAGCAAGGGTGTCGCCTGGTCGGGTCTCACCAACGTGACTGAGACCCCGTCTGGTGCGGAGCAGACCGACCTGTACGCGGACAACATCAAGTACCTCTCTCTGACCTCGGCGGAGACGTTCGAGGGCAAGATCGAGGCCTACACCTACCCGGACGAGTGGCTCCAGTGTGACGGCTCGGCCCTCGTCGAGAAGGTCGTCATCGGTCAGCAGGAGCGCTCCTCCTTCGGGCTGGCCTACCGAACCATCAAGGGTAACGACCAGCAGAAGAACAACTACGGCTACAAGCTGCACCTTCTGTACGGTCTGGCCGCCTCCCCCTCGGAGCGGTCCTACGGCACGGTCAACGACTCCCCCGAGGCGATCACCTTCTCGTGGTCCTTCAAAGGCACCCCGGTGAACGTCAAGGATCACAAGCCGACCTGTGTTGTCACCCTCGACTCCAGCGTTGTTGGCAAGAAGGGCATGGCCGCTATCGAGAAGCTGATCTGGGGCGAGGCGGCCGTAGAGCCCAAGCTCCCCACCCCCGACGAGGTCATCGCCGCCGTCAAGGCCGCGGTCTGACAACTCCCACGGACCCCGTGATCCGCTCCGGGGGCCGCGGTGACCCCCCGGGCGGAGCGACGGCGGACGCGCCACGTCGTCGGGGATGAGCTCTATGACGAGGATCGTAACGAGTTCATCAATGGATTCGAGGGCGACCTCGAGCTTGAGCACAGTCTCGTCGCTCTGTCAAAATGGGAGTCCAAATGGCATGTCCCGTACATCGGCAACGAGAAGCTCACTGAAGAGCAGGTCCTGGACTACATCAGGTGCATGACTCTGAACGACGTCGACCCCGTCGTCTACTCGCACCTGTCCAGAGAGAACATCACACAGATCCGTGACTACATCGACGACCCGATGACCGCCACTACGTTCGTGGAGTCCGAGGGCTCAAGCCCCGCACGGAACGTTATCACGTCGGAGCTGGTCTACTACTGGATGGTCGCTCTCCAGATCCCTTTCGAGTGCCAGCACTGGCACCTTCACAGACTTCTCACGCTCGTTCGAGTGTGCAACGTCAAGAACCAACCCGACAAGAAGATGTCGACCGCCGCCACGCTTCGACAGAACCAGGCTCTGAACGCGGCGAGACGGGCCAAGTACAAGTCAAGAGGTTAACATGCCCGGCGTTACTCCTCTCCTCCACACAAAGGTTCGTGGAGAGGCCAGTCCGTTCAGCACCGTCTACATCTCCCCCACCAACGGGGTCACCGATGCCTCGATCACTCTGGACTCGGATCCCAACTTCGAGCTGGATGTGCCCTTCTACGAGGGATCCAAGGCTTTGCTGCGGGTCGTCCGCAAGGACGGGTCCTCGGACCAGAAGGTGATCGAGCTCAAGGAGTCCATGCCGGATAAGGTTGTCTGGTTCAACTCCAGGGCTGCTTCCGGCTACGGGACGTTCGACACTGGCTGGAAGGACATTACCGAAGGGATGGGAAGGGGTACCTACCAGTATCGGGTCCTGGCCGGGGTGATCTACATCCGGCTCAAGGGCGACATCTGGCAGGGGCTTCCGTTCAACGGCCCCATCAACAAGCTGCGTCAGCTCGTTGACGTCCCGAAGGCATACCAAGTGAAGGCACGAGCATGTTTCCCGCTTCCGAAGGCCGACGGGTCCGACGACGGTTCAATGATCGAGATTCGGGGCGACAACACAGTGTTCATGCTCATCACGGCTGAGGGCTCCAGGATCGTCCCGACGGTCTTCGCCCCTATCGAGAACCCCAACGGCTGAAAAGGTCAAAATGACAGTATCTCAATACGCGGCGTCTTGCGCCAGATACTACGCCGACGTCGCTGATGTCGGCTACTCGCAGCCTGACCGCTGGACCTTCTACGATCGGTCCGACTGGGACGGCTGGCTCGTCAACCCGCCAGCCAACGCCGACTGCTCGGCTCTTGTTGCGGGTTGTTACAACCTTGCGGCTCACCACGAGTGGGGGGAGCCCTTCACCGCTGGCTATTTCCCCCGTTCGACCTGGACCGGGTCGCTGCGGGAGGAGTGTCTTCAGCGCAACTTCGCCGACATATCGGACTCCTGGACGGGCAATGAGCCGGATGGCGGATTCGAGGTCGGCGATATCGTCCTGTCTGAGGAGGCCTCAGGCGGTCGAGGGCACGTCGCCATGGTGACCGCTCTCAGTCCGACGATTCTTTCTGAGGCATGGATCGCCGAGGACGGAAGCATCGACGGATACATGGGTGACCAGACCGGCGGTGAGACCCGATCTATCGCTTACGACGATCATCCGTACACCCAGTCCGCATCCTGGACGCACTGTCTTCGCCGACGGGACAACCACGGCAGCTCGGCCCCTTCGCACGCCGAGTCTTCCGCAGGGACATCCATTCAGGAAGCCGTTCTTCGCGCCGCCGACGCCACTGGGTGTCCTTGGTGGGCCGCCCTCGGCTGCCTCAAGGTGGAGACCGGTGAGGAGGGCGCCAACATCTACGGCCACGACGCCGGAGGCGCCTGCTCAGGCTGGGGCGAGGTCACGGAGTACAACTTCAAGAACTACTTCTGGCCTATCGTCTCTGAGTGGGGTACCTCGAACGGCGTCGGCCCGCTTCAGATCACCTACAACGGGTATTTCATCAACGATCCTGACCGAGCCTGGTGGGATCCGCAGAAGTCGTCCGAGGTCGGCTGCTCCATCCTCAAGGGTCTTATCGAGGCCGAGGGCGATTCCTATGAGGACCTCCGCCGAGTGGGGTCCCGCTACAACTCAGGGACCATGTACGGGTCCTACGAAGCGTACGGCGTGCCGTTCTCTGACGCATGCCGCTACTGGTACGACAAAGGCCGTCCGTCTCAGGGCACGAGCGATGACGGCGGAGAGGAACTCGAAGTGTCACACGCCACTGATCTGCTTGCCGAGATTAAGGACCGTCTCGTCGAGGTCTCCGACCAGACTGGTGCCGGCATCGCCGGTCGTCGTTTCGACGGCCCCCTCGTTGGTTGGCTGAAGAATGTCGCCTACAAGGAGGACCTGATCCTGAAGTCTCTCGAGGAGATCAAGACGAAGCTCGGCGAGAGCAAGTGAGGCCGTCATGCCTTACTGCCATATCAAGGGAAGCATCCCGCCGTTCTCCACGCTGACCGTTGATCCTGATGACGGCCCCACTTATGTCGATACTGCCGGAGAGAACGGCAAGATCGACGGCCTGGTGTGGTTCTTCCGCAGTACTGGCGCTCGTCTCTTCCTGGACGACCAGGGCTGGCCCGCCACCAAGACGGTAACTCTGAGCGAGGACAACGTCGTTGACGTCACCATCAAGACTAACCGTCCAGCTGGTGGCGGAGGCGGCGGTAACGGGAACGTCATGGTCCTCGGACGTGACGAACAGGTGCCCGCCGGCACTCCCCCGAACACGGTTATCGTACGAAAGGCCTGATCATGGCTTCCCACATGAAGGGTATCGCGGTCTCTAAGAACCCGGACGAGAAGCTCAGCGTTCCGTCGGCTGCTGGGGACTGGGCGTTGCTCGTAGTGGGCGGCCAACTCAACAGTATGCAGGACTGCACGCCTGCTGGGTGGACAGGCAAGCACGCCACTAGCGAGAACATTCGGTCATGCACCGTAGCCGTCAAAATGGTTGTCAATCCTGCCGACACGCAGAACGTGGTGTGGAAGCCTGGCGGAAACCATCCCGGTCGGCACGTTGCGGTGCTTGTAGTATTCGACGGAACCAAGGTCAAGAGCCTGGCGCCTCGTCTACCCGCGAGCAACGCCGACGACTGGAAGAACGGGCCGTTTCCTCAGGTCACAGGGTTCGTGCAGCATGATGCGCAGACCAATCCACTTGCAACGTTCCCGAGCACCGTCGAGACATTGACCAACGGCGCTTGGGGTAAGGCAACTGACGCGCCATGGTCAACGATTGTTCTCGGGTACGCTCAGTCGGCGTACGCTCCGCCGAACGCTCCCGGTGTGAAGTCCCTTTTCGGTGTTGACGTTCAGCTTCAGAAGCAGACCGGATCCCTCGATCCTACTCTCGCTGATGGCTCCAAGGTCAGCGTCGCCGTATGGGACGGTGCACGAGAGACTCCAACCGGCTCGATGCGTGCAATTCCGGAGGGCGCCAAGACAGTTACGGACCTGATCAATACACCACATTTCATCGTGGCGCATCGGGGTGGATCCCTGTCTTGGCCCGAGCACACTGAGGCCGCCTACACTCAGGCCGTCGACTACCATGCGCACGCGCTTGAAATCTCGGTGGCTCGCAGTACTGACGGCGTCTGGTTCGGATGCCACGATGAGAGCCTGGCGCGCCTTGTTCCGGCTCTGACCAAGAAGGCCGTAGAGTACAGCTGGGCCGAGATCACGGCGGCAGCGTCGAAGACCCAGTACATGCCCGCACGGCTCGATTGGCTGGTTGAGACGTACGGCAAGAGCCACGTCCTCGTGGTCGACCCCAAGTATCCGATGACCCAGTTTGCGGAAGTCTGCGACATGCTTAAGGGTATGGAGCAGAGCGTCATCATCAAGGCGTACTGGGATTCCAAGTGGATGTTCGACGCGGTACGAGCGCGCGGCTTCAAGACCTGGGGGTACGCTTACAACTCGAGCATTGGTCAGGCAAGGTATCAGGACTTCCTCACGGGGAAGATCTGCGATATTCTGTCTATGGAGTTCACTGCTCCGAAGACCACATGGGATCCCCTGAAGGCCTCAGGTCTCCCAACGGTCGCGCATATTCCCGCCAACGCCAGCCAACTCCAGACTGCGTGGTCCCTAGGGGCCTCGGGTGCTATTGTGTCTGGCATTGCGGCCGCCACTGAGAGGGCAGCATGAGTCCAGCGTTCACGCTGGAGATGGATTCGAGGATGGATACGGGGAAGTGGCTCGAGAGACTCAAAGAGGGCCGCTTCTTCGATTTCCTCGACGACTGCGGACAGGCCGGGGTGGCTGCACTAGCCGCCGCTACCCCGGTCAGGTCCGGTTACACCGCATCCTGCTGGTCCTACGAGATAAAGCGGAGCGCTAGGCGGGTCTCACTGGTCTGGTACAACTCCCATGTTGAGGAGGGTGTCCCGATCGCAGTCATATTGCAGTACGGGCATGGCACCAGGACCGGTGGCTATGTCCAGGGCGTGGATTATATAAATCCTGCGCTCAGGCCTATATTCGACAGCATTGTCAAGCAGCTTGAAAGTGCGGTGAGGGGCTAGTGGCATCAATCGAGGAGCGGGTAGTCGCTCTCAAGTTCAACAACGGCCAGTTCATGAACGGGGTTCAGGACTCCCTCAACGGAGTCAAGAAGCTCGAGGAGGGACTGGCATTCAAAGGCGGTGTCGAGGGGATCAATCAGGTCTCTGCGGCCGCCAAGAACCTTAATTTCTCGGAGGCCCAGGCAGGGGTTGCCGAGACCACGAGCAAATTCTCGGCTCTCCAGTCGGTCGCATTCGGCGCACTCGCCAGCATCGGCGGGAAGATCGCTGAGGTCGGCTCCTCGATGCTCTCGAGCTTCACTGTTCAGCCCCTTATCGACGGTATGAAGGAGTACGAGCTCCAGCTCAACTCCGTTCAGACTATTCTCGCCAACACGGCCCAGAAGGGCGAGACAATCCAGACCGTGAACGCGGCTCTGGACCAGCTGAACACCTACGCGGACCAGACCATCTACAACTTCGGCGAGATGACGTCCAATATCGGTAAGTTCACCGCTGCCGGTATTGGTCTGGATGACTCAGTCGCGTCGATTAAGGGTCTGGCGAACTGGGCGGCTGTCGCTGGTGCCAACTCCGAGGCAACCTCGAGGGCCATGTACCAGCTTTCGCAGGCCATGGCCGCGGGAACGGTGAAACTTCAGGACTGGATGTCCCTGGAGAACGCCGGCATCGCCACCAAGCAGTTCCAGGACCAGCTGATCCAGACCGCTAGGATCCACGGCAAGAGCGTCGACGCCATGATCGCCAAGAACGGGTCGTTCAGGCTCTCCCTCCAGGAGGGATGGCTGACCCAGGAGATCATGATGGAGACGCTGAAGCAGATGGCCGGTGAGTATACCGACGAACAGCTTCTCTCCATGGGATACACCGAAGAGCAGGTCGCTCAGATCCAGGAACTGGCCAGGACTGGTATGTCTGCGGCTCAGGACATCAAGACGTTCTCGCAGCTGATGGGCGTTATTGGTGAGGAGCTTGGTTCGTCCTGGGGGCAGTCGTTCCGAATCATCTTCGGCGACTTCGAGCAGGCCAAGGAACTGTGGTCCAAGGTCGGAGCGTTCCTCACAGGTCCGAACGGCGTCATCAGCCAGATGGGTAATGCCAGGAATGCCCTCCTTCAGGGCTGGGCTGACCTCGGCGGTAGGGAGAGAGTCCTTGAGGGCCTTGCCTCCCTGTTTCACGCCATGTGGGATCCGCTCCAGCGTATCGGTCAGGCTTTCTCGCAGGTCTTCAGCGGCCCTTCGGCCGAGGGTCTGTACAGGATGTCCGAGGCGTTCGCCAACTTCATGGCCAAGCTGGTCCCCAGCGAGTCCACTGTTGAGTCGATCGGCATGTACTTCGAGGCGTTCTTCCGGATTGTCAAAATAGGCGTCATGGTCCTCACCGACTTCGCCAAGGTGATCGGATGGATCGCCGGCGGAGCGCTTAAGGGACTGGGAGCCATCATTTCCAACCTGCGTGGCCACACGGCAGACTGGTCCTGGCAGCTCAGGGACCACGTGGTGGCCATTCAGGAGTGGTACGACAGCCTGAATGTCGCAGAGAACGTCATCAAGGCCATCATCTGGACGGGCAAGGGGCTTAAGCGCATCTGGGGCAACTTCTCCGAGGGGTTCCATGATGAGATCACGCCCAGCCTCACGCGCCTCAAGGAGGCCTGGGACAACCTGTGGGAGGCTCTGAAGTCTGCGGGCTCCGGGATCAAGGAAGCTATCGTTGGTCCTTTCCGGGAGCTCAAGGAGGGCGCTCAGGAGGTCGGTCAGTCGCTCGGTATCGTCAGCGACTCTACCGAGGAAGCCGGCGAGACGGCCGAGGAGAACGAGTCCAAGTTCACAAAGCTCAAGAACAAGATCGTCGACCTGTTTGAGAAAGCCTACGAGAAGTCCTACTTCTGGGGACAGCATCTGGCCGACCATCTTATTCCGGCGATCGAGAAGCTCACCAGCTTCATCAACTGGCTGACCGAGTGCATCAACAAGCAGGCCGTCGTCGTCACCAACTGGTTGACTCCCAAGATGGAGCGACTGGCCGCGATCTACGTCGAGGTGTCCACCAAGTTCCGTCAGTGGGCCGAGGCCATGCAGAACGGACCCGATATTGCTTGGTTGTCGTCCATCGGCGGCATTCTCAAGTCTGTCGGATCCGGTATCTGGGGCGTCCTCAAGAACATTGCGACGCTGAACTTCCACTTCGACGTTGAGCCGTTCAAGAAGGCGTTCAGCGACCTCAAGACGCTCATTGGCGAATATTCTGAGTCGGTCAAGTACGGTTGGTCTACCACTAAGGAGTTCATCTCCAACCTTGAGCTCAAGGACAAGGCTGCATCCGGGTGGAGGAACTTCGTCGAGGTCATCCACGGGGTCGTTAAGGCTCTGGGCACTGTCGGCCACTACGCCATCATCGCCGCCAAGGCCATATTCGAGCCGTTCAAGGGTGCGTTCGCCGAGCTCAAGAACATGGCCGACAAAGGCGACTACAAGGGCATATTCGACAGCATCCTCAAGGCCGGAGCCTTGGCCACGTTCGTCGTTATGGCTCGCAAGGTCATCAATGTCCTCAAGGAATTCGGTCAAGCCGGATCCAACTTCTCCGGAATCCTCGGTAGCGTCAAGGACGTCATCGACGGTTTCAAGGACTCGATGGAGGCCACGACCAACCAGGTTAAGGCCACCACCATCCTTATTCTCGCCGGTGCCGTTCTCGTTCTGGCCGCTGCGCTCTGGGTCGTCGCTCAGGTTCCGGCCCCTAAGATCGTGGCCGCCGGTGCTGCTCTGTACTTCATGTTCAACATGATGAAGAAGGCGGAGGACGAGCTGACCAGCTCCGGCGAAGGCAAGGACACGAAGGGGCTCGCCAAGCGAATGCTGGCGCTGGTCGTACTGGCCGGAGTCGCACTCATACTGGCTAAGGCTCTGAATGTCGTCGGCTCCATGGACTGGGATGATATCCTCAAGGGAACTCTCGGTCTCTACGCAGTCATACAGATGATGTTGACGATGGCCGATACGACCACCAAGAAGAACAAGGATCTCCTGGTGTTCGCCCTCACAGCGATTCCGCTGGGTCTTGGCATTCTCCTGCTCGCCAAGGCGGTCAAGCCTCTCGGCGAGATGAGCCTTTCCGACCTGGCTCAGGGCGTTATAGCGCTCGGTCTTATCATGAAGATGATGACTATGCTGTCGCAGATGGGGACTATCAAGATCAAGAAGTCCTCGGCAATCGCATTCCTAGCGCTAGCATTTACTATGCGCGAGATTGCGAAGGTTCTGACCGAGATCGGTGAACTGTCCTGGGGCGACACGATCAAGGGTGTCATCGCCATGGATGCATGTCTGGGATCTTTGGCCTTCACGATTGAGAGACTCGGAAGCGACAACGTCTCGAGCGGCAAGGCCCTTGTGGGGGCTCTGGCGATGCTTATTCTGGCAGCGACACTCAAACTCGTTGCTCATGATATCGAGGACTTCGCTACCATGCCGTGGGGCGAATACATCAAGGGTCTGACCATGATGACCGTGGCTCTGGGCATTCTTACGGCGATCAACTCCCTCGGCAGCGGAGGTATCGGCGGTGCTGCTGCGCTCCTTGTGACCGTGGCGGCTCTCGCCCTCCTGGCACCGACCATTAGGCTTCTGGCGGAAATGGACTGGAGTACAGCGGGCAAAGGTATCGCTATCATGGCTCTGGGACTGGGTGCCCTGGTGGCCATCGGCGCTGTTGCTGAGTTCGCGGCAATCGGCCTGCTTGCGCTGGGCGGCGCAATCCTGATGATTGGCATGGGCGTCGGCATAGCATCCAATGGTATTGCCCATCTGGTTGAGGCCATTGCCGAACTGTCGACTTCCGGGTCCGAGGGCGTCCAGACATTCCTCGAAGCGGTCGACGGCTTCATCGAGCGTATGCCCCAGATGGGCACGGCCATCGGCGAGGCCTTCATTAACTTCATGCAGGTCTTTGTTGACAACCAGGACACCATCGTCGAGTACATCAAGGTCGTTCTGACGTCTGCCGCTCAGGCCATGATTGAGTCCATCCCGACATTTGTCGAGCTCATGCTCACGATCATCCATGCGCTCATTCAGGTCGTCTACGACAGCGCTCAGGAGATCATCGACTGCGCCATATTCTTGATCATCACCTTGACGGATGCTCTCACCGAGAACATGCCGCAGCTGGTCGAGAAGGGCTCCGATATGCTCACGTCCTTCTTGGATGGGCTGAGCCAGAAGATCCCCGAGATTGGAGAGAAGGCTACCGACTGTATCGTGGCGTTCATCACCAGTCTTGGCGACGAGATGCCACGGATCACCGATGCGGCGTTCAAGACCATCATTAAGTTCGTCAACGGACTTGCGGATGCGATCGAGAACAATTCCGCCGCTATGGCCGATGCAGGCATGCGTCTCATCACGGCCATCAAGAACGGCATCATGAATGGTATCACGACTCTCGTGTCTACGGGAGTCTCGGGGATGAAAGACGCGGGCCGTCGTATGATCGAGGGTCTCAGGAATGCGATCCTCGACAAACTCCATGCTGTCGGCAACGCGGTGAGGAATGCGGGCAACACAATTGTTCGTAAGACCAAGGAGGCATTCGGCATCCATTCTCCTTCGAGGGTGATGTACGAGATCGGTGATTTCATGATGCAGGGTCTCGCGAACGGCATCACGGAGAACACCGAGCAGGGTGTCGCGGCTGCAAGTACCATGGCCACGGATACTGTCGACGCGTTCTCCAAGGGCTTCGGTAACGCGAAGGACATTTGGAACAACGCATTCGGAGAGAACGCCGATCCGACGATCAAGCCGGTTCTGGACCTCTCGCAGGTCGAGGAGCAGGCAAATCATCTGGACGAGCTCTTCCCCCAGGAGGAGATCAGCGGCACTCTCACGTCAACGGCAACCGCCCAGCTCGCTGGACGAGCCGTTAGGAGCACTCCTGCGCAGTCGGACGCCAACGCCTCCAGCGAGACGTACAACCAGGGCACGAGTCTCGTGTTCAACCAGTACAACAACTCGCCGAGGGCGTTGTCCGAGGCGGAGATCTACCGCCAGACACGCAACCAGATCGAGCAGGTGAAGGGAGCCATGTACGAGCTATGATCGAGTCAATCGAGTTCGTTACGTATCGACAGCAACGCGTTGTTCTTCCCCTGAGGGATCCTTGGGGGACGGGCGTGGCTGTCAAATCTGTTGACGGCCTGTCGGCTACGAAGGCCTCGATCAACACGACTGAGCTGGCTCTTACAGATGTGGCTATATTCAACGGCGCGAGGGCGGGAATGAGGAACCTCAAGATCAAACTCGCGCCGTTGCCCATGCCTGACATCGAGACCACACGGCAGAACATATACTCCTGGTTCCAGATCAAGCAGCTCATGTCCGTGTACATCAACACAGACAAACGCAGGGTCAAGACCGAGGGGTATGTCGAGTCCGTGGAGGCGGACATATTCTCGAAGGACGAGGAGATCAACATCTCTATCCTGTGCCCGGATGCCTACTGGCACGATGCGGACACTAGGATCACCCAGAACCTTGACTGGTCCAGGGAGCTCCCGTCTTTCGAGTTCGACTTCATGGACCAACCGACCCCGTCACTGGAGTTCAGCAAGGATCGAGGCGTACTGTCGGCCACGATCGACTACGAGGGCGAGGTTGAGACCGGATTCACTATGGTCTTCACGTTCCGCCCAGGGGCCAAGCTCCCGATCACGGTGACCGAGACGTTCTCCGGCGACAAGTTCAAACTCACCGGGGCATTTCTCGACAAGACGTACTACAAGGTCGACCCTATCGTTGGTGGCGACGTCGTCACCGTCAATTCCAGGGTGGGCCACAAGACCATCACCCGAACCCGGGGTGGTGGCAAGTGGAAATTCCTGGCAGCGCTGGATCGTAACTCGGACTGGCTCAAGCTGAGGCCGGGTGTCAACGAGTTCCAGATCGCCATGAATGATCCGTCTCTCACTGACGTGTATTTCGAAACCGACGTTCTCTATCAGGGGGTGTGACGTGTATCTTGCGGTGTTCAATGAGTCTATGGTTCTCCAGCATATCTGCGAGGACTACAAGTCCGTCATCTGGACTGAGAGGTTTCATGGTTTCGGAGACTTCAAGCTCACGGTTCCTGGAACCCTGGAGAACCTGCAAACCTATCAGCTGGACTACTATCTGTACACCAAGGGCACAAACAAGCTCATGATCATTGAGCAGATCGAGCTCAACACGGAGTATAGCAAGCAGTCGCTGCTGACGATCAGTGGACGCAGCCTCGAGTCCATATTGGATCGCCGGGTTATGCACCCGTATCCGATGTGGGAAGGGACGCTTCTGTGCAAGCACGAGCGAACCCACGGCAGGGTTAAGGACGTCATCAAGGACTACACCAACCTGCTGTTCAAACAGCGAGGCTTTCTTGACACGGCGCACGAGCGTCATGTCAAAGGCTTCGGATGGTATGCGGTCGAGGAACTGCCCGAAGGGATTCGCAAAGGTCGACCGGTTGCATCGATGGACATCGGCAATATCCAGGTCAGTAGTAACGGGGATGTTCGACCGATGAATTACTCCCCCGAATTGGTGCACCATCCCGATTACACCAAGGACCCGTACTCAATGGAGGGATCCTGGTACAAGATCGTTCAGAACCTTACCGATTTGACGATGTCCGGATGGGCCATCGAGTACAACGGGGATGATCCGTATTACTGGTACGGGTACAGCTACAACGGTGTCAACCGAACATTTGGACAAGGCGAACGCCCCGCCGTGGTGTTCTCTCCGCATTACGACAACCTGTCTAAGGCGACATACTTCAAGTCGAAGGTGGGAACCAGAACCAAGATATTCTCCGGCGCCGTCAAATTCACGATCCCTATGAATCTGGTGCTAGGCCTGAGCGGCAGCGAGAGGGAGTACCTGGATCAGAACACGGACTCTGCCATGCAGAACAACTCCGTTACTGTTGGAACCAAGGGGCTTGGCCTGCGAGAAGGTTATTTTCAGAACCCGTCAATTGAGCACACCAACGGATACATGCAGTCCGCGCTCGGGCAAAAGGGGGTTGGCTCAGTAGACCCCAACTCGATTCATCGTCAGATCCACGAGCAGTGCAATACTGAGCTGTGGCGTCATATGCCCATCGAGATGTTCTCGGGCGAGGCTGCTCAGCAGTCCATGTACGTTTACAACGAGGACTTCTTCCTGGGCGATTTCGTGCAGATCCAGAATGAGTTCGGGCAGCAGGACATCGCTCGGGTGACCGAGTATATCCGCACATCCTCGGACGCAGAGGGCGACGTCTTCTATCCGACGTTTGAGTCCTTGTCCGATATTCAGAAGTCGAAACCGGGGTTGAACATCACATGACAGAGAAATCAGGATTCTTCGTCTCCATCAATGGAGACCGAAAGTACTCCGCTGATGACTTCGGCCGCATGTTCGACGGAGTCATCTCGGACGGCATCTTCCAGAACTGGGGTCGAGGGTACCAGGTTATCAAGGGCGCCGGGCGGGAGATCATCGTCCAGTCTGGTCGCGCCTGGCTCAAGGGGCACTGGCTCGAGAACGACGCGAACAAGCTCTTCTCCGTCAACGAGGGCCCTACGGACGGCGACCGCTACGACGCCATATTCCTCAGGGTGAACAAGGCGCAAGACGTCCGCATCGGCGGTCTTCGTTTTGTACAGGGCGTAGTTGGCGGTAGTGTTCCTCAGCCGACCCAGTCGTCTGAGAACTTCGAGGTCCTCCTCGCCTATATCAAGGTGCCCAGGGGCGCCAAGACGAACGAGATCTTCGAGATCACTGACTGTCGGGGCAGGACTGGTTTCCAGTACGTCCAGTGGGCTGAGAGCGTCATGCAGCCCAAGCAGATCACTCTGAGGAGCAAGGACGATTTCCTCGCTGCCTTCAACAACGACCCGAATCTCAAGCGAGTCATCACTCGGGGCAACAACCTGGGCACGACCATCACGCCTGCCCAGAAGACTGCCATTCGGAACGGGACGTTTGAGAACCTGTGGTTGGGCGACTACTGGCAGTACAACGAGAACTCCTGCAAGTGGATCATCGTCGACTTCGACCGGACGCTGGACTATATGTACGGTGAAAACCAGCACCGTATTACAGTCATGAGCGACCGGAATCTCGGAATTGACAATATCGGCGGTCCCAATTGGCTTAGCGGTGGCTGGAACAGCTCCAAGATGCGAAACGATTATGCCAACGGTATGAATCGCTTCGCCTCGGCTCTCCAGGTCTTCGACAGCTCGAGCTTCCGTACAATCCCCGTTCACGAGGCGCACGGGTACGTGAACACCGGAAACTCCTGGGAGCGCATTGAGACGGACTGGCGATGGGAGTTTCCTCAGATCACTATCCCGTCCGAGTACGAGATGTTCGGCTCGTCCATTCTGCACAACCGCATCAACGGCGACGAGAACAACGTCACGAACATCCCTCGACAGTTCTCATATTTCCGCGTTGGTAACCCGCTCCCAAACCCGGCTGAGACCTTCTGGCTCAGGGATCAGATCGCCAAGACTCGATTCGCGCTGTACTACGGCGATCAGCGCCGAATCACTTGGGGAGAGTGGACCGACAAGTACGGGGTGCGACCAATATTTTCTATCGGAGGCTGAATGTCTCACACTGTGGAGCTGGTGTTCACCATATTCGGCTCCGTTCTGACCAGTACTGGTCTTTGGGCGTATATCCAGAAACGCGCAGAGAGGCATGACGCCAAGACGCAGTTGATGCTGGGTCTAGCCCATAACCAGATCGTAGCCCTGGGAACCGCATATCTATCCCGAGGCTACATCACCATTGATGAGTTCGAGGACTTGCAGAAGTATCTGTATCAGCCCTACCGCACTTTCGGCGGCAACGGGACTGCTGAAAAGGTAATGGACGCCGTGAACCGGCTTCCGATCCATTTTCCCGACAACCGAAGAAAGGACAAGCGCTATGTCGCTGTCGAATCAGACCTACAACACGCTGAAGTGGGTTGCTCAGATCCTGCTTCCTGCCCTCGCCACCCTGTATCTGGCGCTGGCGGGTCTTTGGGGGTTCCCGCACCCTGAGGCTGTTGTCGGTACCATCACCGCTCTGGACACGTTCCTGGGCGCTCTGCTCGGTCTGGCGGCTAAGGGCTACGAGCCCAAGGTCGACGGCATTCTCCATGTGGACCACAAGAACCAGGAGGTCTACGCCGCTCTGGAGACCCCTGCTGAGGACATGACCAAGAAGGACACCGCCACTCTGAAGGTCTCCGAGGTCGTCTGATCCGCGGGATCGACATGGTCTATAATGATACCCCTCATTTGAAAGGAATACCATGTCCGACAACAAGCCGAACGCCAAGAAGGCACTCGAAGACGCTTACGCGTTCATCGACGGCATGGATCCCGACAGTGAAGCCTACCGTGAAGCTCTCCGCAGCATCAAGGAGCTGGAGCAGATTCAGGACGCAAAACACCGCCGTTTCTGCCCGAGCCCTGATGCCGTGGTGGGTGCCGCCGGCTCCATCCTCGGAATCCTCGCCATCGTGAAGGCTGAGCAGATCTTCCCCGTCGCCTCCAAGGCACTCGGATTCGTCGCCAAGATCCGCATCTGAGACACGAAAGCCTAGGACCCCGCAAGGGTTCTAGGTTTTTCGCAAAGGTTCTGGTTTTCGAAATCCAAAAATTCCCGGGTGGGAAATTTAGAACGCGGATTTGGCAAGGCTTATAATGAGACCCCTCAAGAAAGGAATCTGTCATGTCCATCATCTTCATCACCCTTGGCATCCTCTTCTTCGTCACGTTCGCTCACACCGTCTACACCCAGAGCAAGCAGATCGAGCAGCTCAAGAAGGTCGTCCTCCGCCAGCGGGACCGCATTGAGTCTCTCTCGACTCCGCTTCCTCAGGACGCTGTCGACATGCACGCGAACATGGACGAGAGTTGGGCCGAGATCGAGAAGATCTTCCAGCACGACATCACCAGGAACTGAATCTCACTCCCAGAGCCCTCACGGGTTCTGGGTTTCTCGCAGGATCAGCAGGGCATATAATGAGACCTATAGACCGAAAGGACCGATCATGCTGATCTCCCGCCTCGTCGAGAGCCTTGTCAAGTCTGTCATCTACTGCGTTGGAATCTACACCATCGTCAAGTGGGTGATCTCTCGCCACAAGGGCTCGAAGCAGGATTTCTCCAAGCCCATCCATATCGACACCAGTCTCTGACACCCTCCTAGAACCCAACCCGGGTTCTAGGTTTCTCGAGAAAGGAATACAAATGATCCTCGCACTGATCACGCTGATCGGGAGCCTTGTCAAGTACGCCATCTACTTCGTTGGAGGCTATACCATCGTCAAGTGGGTGGTTGACCACGTCTAGGGCTCGAGGTAGGTTTCGCAGATTTCGCAAGGCCTATAATGAGACCTCATCTGAAAGGAACCACCGTGAACCGCGTCATCTTTGCCGCTGCCGCCATCGCCGCTTCCTTCGCTGCCAAGCACTACATGAACAAGGTGCTTGAGGCGAAGTTCCGGGAGGCCATCGACAAAAAAGTCGCGGAGCAGAATGCTCCCACCAACTGACACTCACTCCTAGAACCCTACTCGGGTTCTAGGTTTCTCGAGAAAGGAATGAACATGAACGACGAGGTCAAGATGGACGTCTACGAACCGGATCCCGCCACCAATACCAGGACAGCCGTTCTCACGATGCCAGCCAATATCGCCCCCCAGACAGCCATAAAGATGATCTACAACGCGGTCTGGGGAGAAGACACTCCACTCAACTGAGAACCATTTCTAGAAGAAAGGAACGAACATGAAGATTGAATTCTCTGAACCGGATCCCGACACCAACATGCGGACGGTTACTGTCCAGGTCCCCACCAACGTCGACCCCGATTTCGTCAGGCAGATGTTCTATAACGCCGTCTGGGGCGGAGCAAGCAAGATCGAGGAGGAGAACAAGTGAACCTCGCATTCGTCAGGGCTACCCAGGACTTCGTCGTACGCAACTCGCACCATATCCTCACTGGCCTGGCACTGCTGGGCATCGGGGCTTCTGTCGCTCTGAGTGTCCGTGCGGACCGTCAGATGCAGGACTGGGACATGGACGACTTCGGCCGCATGACCAAGGAGCAGCGTATTAAGCTCTACGCCAAGATCTTCGCTCCTCCGGCCATCGCCATATTGGCTACAGGCGCCTGCGTTGTCGGAGCCCACACCATCTCGGTCAAGCGTGAGTCGTCCCTTCTCCTCGCCTACGAGGGCACGCGCCAGGTTTACGACCGTTATCGTGCCTCCGTCCAGGACCGCCTTGGTCCTGAGGAGAAGGAGATTGCTAAAGACGCTGCATCCAAGATGGAGCCATATCCTCATGACGCTGCTCTGGTTTACGGTGAGGGTGACGTCCTGTTCTACGACGCCTACAGCGGTCGTTATTTCAAGTCCACCGTCAACAAGATCGACCGCGTCATCAACGAACTCAACTACACTCTCCTTCGAGAGATGTGCGTCAGTCTCAACGAGTTCTACGCCGGCATCGGCCTCGATGGCATTTCCATGGGGGACCAGCTCGGGTGGAACGAGCAGAGGCAGATCGAGGTGCACTACGGTGCCAAGGTCTCGGACGAGGGTAAGGCTGTCGTTGTCGTCGACTTCGTCGTTGAGCCTACGGAGAAGTGGTTCAAGCTGTCGTGAGAAAGGCATAGACTATAACGAGACCCATCTAGAAAGGAATGACCATGAGTTTCAAAGAGACCACCGGATACAAGGTCGTATCCCTTGTCGCCTCGACATCCGCCAGCATCACAGCCGGTGCCGTTGTCGGCGCTCTTTGCCCTCCAGCCGGAGTGGTATTGACCGCCATATACGGTGTCGGCAGTAGTGTCCTTGGTACATATGTCGGCGACAAGGCCGGACGACAGTACGCCGAGACCCTTGCTGAGACCATCGACTCCATGAAGACACCTCAGAACAACTAGACCGCCATGCCCTCCAACAGAGGGCATAGGCTTTCGCAATTTCTGCACGCACTATAATGAGACCCCCATCAACTCGAAAGGAACTCTCATGTCC